ACCTTTATCTCTTCTTTATTATTTGTTAGTATTGCTTCAGCTAATTCTCCTGACTCTTCTTGTAACTTTATATACTGTGTTTTAGTATCACCGTGTTGTAGTATTTTTTTGTGTCTTGCCCATTGGCGTATTAATTCAAACATTGTTATTATTTAAAAAGTTATTATATAAGTGTAAGTTGTGTGCAAAGTGGTAATATGTTCCCACCTTTTTATTTATTTTCTCCGCTATTAATTGTTGAAGTTTACTAAAACAATACTGATCGTTGCAGAAGCCATACCATAAGTCATTAGATCTCATTAGCACAGACATATTTAATTTATTGTTTAGTATATAAAACTGTATTGCGTAAGTACAAGGAGTGTCTTTAATATAAGAACTATGCTCCTTACAGTCATATATACTTATCGCGGCGTGTCTTGTGTCGTTGTTTTGTTTTAGTTTGTTTACTATATAATCTATTTGGTTTTCACGTTGCCATTGCCAACCATAATTAGAATTAACATTACCTTTTTCATCTGCCATTAATTTCCATATCTTAGGGACTTTACCATATAACTGATCTAATTTATTTATATTACGATCACCTGATAAATACCATTGCCACTCTGCTTCCGCGTAATCATATTTCCAATTACGTTCTTTGTTTTTTATACTATTTTGTAAAGGATTTTTAATTGTAAAACCTACATTGAATAAAGCTTTAGTGTTAGAATATTCTAAACCTTTTGTGTTTATTAGCTTATAATAATATGTAAACACCTCTTCAGCGTTTTTAAATATTGTTTTCATTGTAATCATTTAATCCTGCTAAATAAGCAATAGCATCTAACAAATTATCTTCTTTATGTTTATACATTTGTCTTGATAGCTTTAAAGCTGTCATACAAATATACATATCTTGTGTTGTTATGTTTTTCTTTAATATTGTTGAAGCTATACCTGCTGCGTGATCCATGCTTTCTGAAAAAGGACCATACATACGTTTTTTTTCTTCTTTTCTTTTAAACACTATATCGTTTGCTTTAAGCAAAATATTATTATTATCCATTTTGATTCGTATTTAGTTTGTAAATAAAATATACAACAATATTAGTATTATACCCAAATAACTAATAGCTGTTGCTTTTATTTTGTTTTCGTAGTTTCTCATTTTCTTGTTCTGATCTTCTTGCTCTTTCAATTGCTCTGTTTTTAGTTTGTCTAAATTCTAATAATGATTTTTTGTATAGGCGTATGTTGTTGGAATACTCTTGAAAGTAAAACACAATCCTAATTAAAGATTCTGACATCTTCTCTAAATTCTCTGACTTTTTCTTGTTTAGTTGTTTCTGAACAATAGAAGTCAAGAAGTTTAGGTCTGACCAAATCTCTAAGTCTTTAAGGTTGTCTATTTTTTTATCCACAGTAATCTTTAGTCCAACATTCAAAAGTCTCGTTCCATACCATTGGCTTCCAATTAGGATCAATCTCTGATCTCCATTTAAAAGTACCTGTTATTACACAGTCGTCTAAGATTACTAATTCGTCTATTAATGTTTTCATATTATTTATAGCTTTTTTGTGTTTGTTTTGTTTTAACTCTGTTGCCTGTTGCATCAAACTTAACCTCGTCTTTGTTAAGCATATTACCTTCTAAATCAAAAATTGTATATCCTTGTTTTATTAAGAGCTTGATTGCTTTCAGCTGTTCTTTTACTCTTTCTTGAATCCTATAGGTTTCAAATATTTCGTTGCTTATTGGCATAATATATTTTTTAAAAGGCTTAAACAAGTGCTTCGGTAAAAACCTGCGTAGCATTTAATTTAAAAGCTCCTATACTGTTAATGCTTACCTTTTTTATTATTTAAAGCTAATATACTAAACATTTGTTAATAAAAAAAGTTTTTATACTAATTTATTTAAATCTTTTATCCACATCCTATATATTGATCCGTTGCAAGTACAAGGTCTTTTGAAAGTATGCTTATAGTATTTAGCGTGTAAATTACAAACAAGATCAATTTGCTCACTATCTAACTCGTGTTGTTTAGGTCTGTTAGTAAATTCTAACCATTTTTTTAAATCTTCTTCTACCATAACTTTACTTTATTTGCTTTGTCTTTTCGTTTATCACAACCACAATCATCTCCCCATATCTTTTTTACCACCCATTTGAGCCCTGTATAGGTTGTTATCTTTTCTATTAAATCTCCTAATCCCATTCTATATTTTCTTTAATTATTTTTTTTACGTTTCTATAAGTATTATATAAAGAAGCATAAGATATGTTTGTTTTTCTTGATAATTCTGCTATTGTTACTCCATTAGAAAGTATTTCAAAAACTTTTCGATCATACCAATAAATTTTATCTAAAACATTACTTAATTCTTGCATTTTCTTAGACACATCTATTTCTTTTTTTTCTTCTTCTTCTATTATTATATATTTATTTAAAGCATCTATATCTACTTTTTTTATTTTTTTATTTTTTCTTAACAAATCTCCGTATAATGTTTTTAAAGTTTTATATACATAAAAATAATTTATGTCATCTCCATAACTTATATCAAGACCGTTTTTTATTAATTTATTAATTTTTATATAAGCTTCTTGTACTATGTCTGGAGCAATATTTGGATCACAACCAAAAGAGATTACTGTGCTAATCCAAACTTTATGTTTTTTAGCTATTTTTTCAAGTGTTGTCAATAGTTAGTTGTTTTTTAGTTCTATATTTAATTAAATTTTTACCTGCTATTTCAAAACCAACATTGTTTAATATAGACTTAAATAATATTGGTTGCTCGTGGCTTGTAGGTTTATATCCTAAACTCATCTCTTTCACTTTTGCTACAAAAAGCCTTGTATACATCCAAGAATCAGGACTTGCAATATAACGATGCACTATAAGAAAATCATCACATCTATTTCCATTTACAGCGCCTCCTTCTGAATCACCTATACTCGGAGGAGGGGTCATACCTCCAAATTCATGTGTCGTGTTATGTTTTCTTCTAAGGCTTTCTGTTACAGCATGCGCACATATCCAAGTAGATATATTATGTTTTTTACAGAATATCCGTATTTCAGTTAAACATTCATAAGAATATTCATAACCATTTGTATTTCTTAAATCTTTTCTTAATGAATTTATAGGATCTATTAAAAAACCATCATAATTCCACGCTTCTTTTATTTTAGTAGCAAGTTTGAGAAGCTCTTTATATGTATATTGTCTATTTATATCTACAAACTTAAAATGGTTATACACAAATTCTCTTGATTTTTCGTAATCTTTTTCTTCTATTTTGTTTATTGGTTTACCCTCTATAAATTCTATAAGCTTTTTTATGAGTTGCACAGGATCATTTTCTGAACTAAAAACTAACCATTTAATATTATGCTTTAAAGAATATAGTAACATAAGGTAAAAAGTAAAATGTGTTTTACCAACGTTGTTATGGCCAAGAATAAAATTCATATTTCCGGCTACAAACCTAAAACATGCATCTAATTCTTTATGTCCTAACTTTAATGCTTCAGGAGTTTTACCTTTTCTAAAGTCATTTAATTTATCTATATGTTCTGAATAATTTATAAGCATAAAAAAAGGGGGTCGTTAAACCCCCATATAATTAAAATGGTAAATCATCTTCTCTGTCAGGAGACTGAGCCTCCACTGCAACTTCCTCTCTGTACTCTCTAACTCTCCATCCCTGTAAAGAAGTAAAATATAACACTTGATTACTTGCATTAGTCCATTCTCTTCCTCTTACATTATAAAATACTTCTACATTATTTCCCACCTTACAAGCAGGATCATCTAAAAGTCCAACATTATTTTGTGTAAAGTCTAATGCTACTGTTTGTGGATATTTATCAATTGTTTCTATAATTAATTTTCTTACTCTAAAATTACCTTTTTCTTCAATTTCTGTTATTTTTTTTACTTTTCCTTTTATTGACATTTGATTCATTTTTATTTATTTATAAATTCTATAAGTTTTTCTGCATCTTTAATAACTGTTACTATATCACTTTGTGGTCTTGATGCGTGAAAATCACAAGCTGCTTTAACCATTGACTGCCTGATAATAAGCTGATCTTTACTTTTAGGACTTGTTTGTTGTTGAGGGTTATACACAAGCTTAGCTGTTCCATATTGTTGATTAGTTACTTCATATTCCACTAAATCTCCAATTTCTTTTTTAAATTGACCTTTAGCAAGAAAATTATAACTTTGACCATCATCAAACATAACTTGGTACTTGTTGAATGTGCCTGAACTATTTGACCATTCACCTTTTTCTTGAATGTACTTAATTTTTCCTTTCATTATTTAATTGGTTTTGTAATTGATTAATTTTTTCAGTCATAGCTTGTAGCCTTTGATAGTACAATTCTATTAACTGATCTTTTGGACTTTCCATAATTAAAGTTTTAGTCGGTTGTAACGCCATGCCTTACCAACCTATGTGTTTAACTTTGCTAATTTTTTATTAATAAATATTTCTGCATCTTTTAAGAAATCAAATTTTTTTATTTGACATTGTTGTTTTGATGTACCATAGTCAGTAAACCATACAAGCTCAAACCATACATTTAATTTGTCTTTTGTATGCTTAAATAATTTATGCTTATAAAAAATTGGGTTTTTAGATATTGATAAATACTTTTTCATAATATTAGTTTTATTAATTTTTATAAAGATATAAAAAATATTTTAAATACCAACTATTGTTAATAAAAAAAAGAGCCTCACCGAAGTAAAGCTCTCTAAATAAAAACAAATTAAATGAAAAACTATGTCTCTTTTATTTTATCTTCATACAATTTAATTAAATTTTTTAAATCCTCATCGCTTTGTTTAATAATTTTTTTACTTTCTATCAAAAGTTCGTCTGCTATGTTGTAACCATACTCTTGATTTAGCTTAACACCAAAAATATAGGATTCTCCGTATCGCATCACATTACAGCTATAGCATTGTGGTCTACAATTATCTTCATTCCATCTAAGTATTCTTGATCTTCTTGAGATAAAGTGTCCATTTTGCATACCCTCACCTTTCCAATATGCTTTCTTGCCACAAGTATAACAAGATACTATTCCGTTCTTGTCAGCATACTTACGTCTTATATATTCGCTAAATATTTTATCTAGCTTTTTTATAAGGGTTTTACGTTTTGGCTTTCTCAAATTATAGCGTTGTCTATTTTCTCGATGAGGTATCGTAAATCTTCTTTGTTAAAAATGCCTGTAATGCTTTCTTTATACGTTTTAAGAGATAGATCGTATCTCTCGTTTTTCTCATCTAAGTTTTTTATTTTGACAGAAATATTCATTTTTATTTTAAAGTTACAAAAAAAAAGTATAACTTGCCTATATATATATAATATATACTTATAATATAAGTAGACCTTAAACAACCTAACCTGTGAATTATATATATAAATTATATATACCGCTATTTCTTAAATAAACTCGTAGCTTTTTCTGTAGTTCTTCCACCAAAGTAAGCTAACACTACTGCCATCATTACTTTTTCAAAAGTATCATTCCAAGTATTGTTTATGTGAAAAGGTACACTTTCTATACTATCTAAAATACCTGCAAAAGAAAACACAACAATACACCATACCAAAACAAGTGGTCTAACGTTTTTACTTAACCAAGAATCAGACATACTATCTGCTTTCCATCTTGAGGTTATAGCTTCTATCTCTTTGTTTTGTTGATCGTATATAAGCTGTTGTAACTTAATTTTATCTTCTTGTGATACATCAGCCTTAGTTATCTCTGAAATCGCTTCCTGTGTGCTTGTAACACCCTTTAAAATGTTTCCTAATGTAGGATTGATAATACTTGCAGCTCCAAGTAATACTTGACCTATCTTACTGTCTTTAAATTTACTCATAATAAAATCTCCATTTAAGTTGTATAAATAATAAGTATATGTTCATTTCTTCGTGTTCGTATTCCTCGTCAGCAGGATAATAGTTAAACCCAAGATTTAAACCATTAGGAAGTAAAAGTATTACAGAAAAATCCATTAGCAGTTGCTTATGTATTCGTATTCTGCTTTCGCATCAAAACTTGGACAAGCCTTTGTTGAGAAGTCTGAATGACCATATATCTTTGCTTTTGGGTATTGCTCTTTTAGTTCGTGTAGTAGGTCTACCAAAGCCTCCCTTTGTGCTTGTGTTCTAGTGTCCTTTGGCTCTTTCATATCTTTAGTCATACCACCTGCGTAACTAATTCCTATAGAACAATAGTTTTGTCCTGAACAATGTGCGCCTGTTCTTTCTATTGGTCTTGCTTCTTGCAGCTCCCCATCTAACTTAATGTGAAAGTGGTAGCCAACATCTGACCAACCTCTTTCTTCTACGTGCCATCTTCTTATTTCATCAACATCAACTTCTCTACCCTCAGGTGTAGCCGTACAATGTACTATGATTTTTGTGATTTGTCTCATAATCTAAAATTTAAACCTATGCTTGAATTATATATCTTGGAATCCCAAAACTTAGTGTATTCTCCCTCAACAAATACTCCCATTGATCTTGAGATCTTCCAACCAAAACTTACACCTAATTGATAGTCCTCCCATTGTTCTCCCTCTGCATCGTGTCTTAGTCCACCTAATCCCCAATTATTTCTGTTGAGGTAGCTAAAGTCTATGTCTCCTTGTATGTATTTGTGATACGGAAGTAGGTATGATCCGTGTGCGTGTAACCAAAAGTTTTTCTTATAATGATATAGGTCAAAACCTACTACAGGTGATAACACACCAAAGTAGTCTAACTGATCCCATATTTCATTGTTGTATCTATTTATCAAAGCCTCAAATACTGTGTCTCTAAACTCTAAATCACTATTAGCTACGATTTGACCTTGTGGGTCAATCCAATACCAATCAGATACTTCGTTGCCAAACTCGTCTATTTGATTGTAGTAGATGTCATCAAAGCCATACATAAATCCTAACTCATACCAATAGTTTACAGGAAAGCCATCCTCATCTAATTCGTTAAGCCATATCTCTATAGGATTATATCCGTAAGGTCTTTCGTGTGTTCTATAAATAACACCTGCGTTAAAACTAAACTTCTTTCCAATAGGTAGTTTAGCTCTTGCTTCTGCTGATTGATAATTGAAATCTACTCTGCCTTGTTTTCTGCTTTCTACTTTTACCATATGATATTTGCCACTATGCTTTATGAAGTATCTGTGGTTTTTGTATATTTCGTCTCTTGATCTTTCTTTTTCGAAGTGAAAGGTGTATTCTAAACCACTTACAGGAGAATTACTTGCAGAAAGTCCTATGTTGTTTTCTGTGCCATCGTAGTAGTGTTTGCCTTTCATCTCATAATCAAACCTTGCTATCTTGCGAATACCAAAGCCGTAACGATAATCAAAGTCATAGTAGTCTGTTCCATCAACAACAACAGGCACGTCATATAAACCACCATCAGGATTTGTTCTTACAAAGTAATCTTTGGGTTGTTCTTTAGGATTGTCAATATCTCCTGCTATGTATATCGTGCTGTACTTAAATAAGTCTTTGTATATTTTCTCAAACAGGTTTTGTGATGTAGTTTGTGTAACTACAAAAAACAAAATAAATGTAATAAGTGTTCTCATATTAAAATTTGCTATCTATTATTTCTTCTATTTCTTCTTCGATTCTTTGTATTGCATTATCAGGAAGTTTAAGGGATATACCTGATTCTACTCGTATTATT